TCATTCCAAAATGCTGGCTCATCTGTAAATGGTACATCTGAGCGTGAAACTTACACAGCCACAGCCAGTCAAACAACATTCGCTGCAACTTATGATTCTGGTTTTGTGGATGTTTACTTAAACGGCGTGAAGCTGATTGATGGCACAGACTTTACTGCGACTGACGGGTCAAGCGTCGTTCTCTCATCTGGCGCGAGTGCTGGCGATAGCATCGACATTGTTGCATATGGCACATTTGAATTAGCTGATGTTTACACACAGGCTCAAGCTGATGCTCGATATGTTAATGTTTTACATTCTGGCGATGTAAGTATCACTGGCGCTGTAAGCATGACCGGCGATGTAAGCATCACCGGCGATGTAAGCATCACCGGCGAAATGGTCGCTGATAGCTACAATGAGACTTATGTTGCACTAACTGCTGCGGCGACTGTTGATGTAGACTGTGAGACTGCTAACGTCTTTGCTCTTACGACAGATCAAAACACTACGTTCACCTTTAGCAATCCACCAGCAAGCGGAACCGCTTATGGCTTTATGTTGAAGCTAACGGCTGGAGGCACTCACACAATTACATACCCAGCATCTGTAGACTTTGCTGGCGCTACTGCCCCTGATGCCCCTGCAAGTGGTGAGACTGATGTTCTTGTGTTCACAACGACAGACGGTGGAACTACATGGTACGGTGCGCTTTCTATTGATGCGGCGGGGTAATTGGTATGAGTAACATTAGCAAACTGACGACATTGGCTGCTGCTGGTGCTGGCGGAGCAGGCGGCTTTGTTCTTCAAAGAACCGATGCTGCGGCTACCTTTACACCCTCAATAACTAAAGTTTGTGTAGACAGCAGCGGAAATATTATTACCGTTTCTCAAGGCACTCAGTCTGCACAATATTGGTATTTGTATAAAACAGATGCTGATGGGACTGAGATTTGGTCTAAGTATTTATATTTGGGGTCGGCAGGCTTTGGCACTGCGAAGTTGCTAAAGCTGGCGGCCATAACTACTGATAGTACAGACGCTATTATACTTGTAGGAGAGATGGATCCGGGGACCGTATATAGAGACTTTTCACACATTACAAAAATTACTTCGTCAGGCGTTGTTTCGTGGTCTTACAATGTCAGAATGGCTAGCTATGGTGAGTGGTTTAGCGGCGTAGCAGTCGATAGTTCTGATAATATCTATGTGTGCGGTACGTTTGCGGATGACTCAAACGGATATGTTTATAGTGGTTGTGTAAGAAAATATAATTCTTCTGGTGTTATTCAGTTCATAAGAAGAATTTATCAAAGTCAATCTTATATGTACATTACTGGAATTGCTCTTGATAGTGCTGAAAATATATACGTCTGTGGTGACGTTCAGAACACAAGTGACGGTAGTAAGAGCAGACACTTACTCATAAAGATGAATAGCTCTGCGGTTGTGCAATGGAAAGTTAGAGTTGACCCTCCTTCTGGGTCGCAAAACCAACAACTTTTTGGAGTGACAGTTGACAGCAGTGACAATATCTATGTGAACGGTCGAACGTACACATCGGGAGTTGGAGCGAATGGCTGGGTGGCAAAGTTTAACACTTCTGGCGTTATTCAATGGCAACAGGAAGTTGACCCCGGCCAACGGGTAGTTTCAAGTCATGCAAGTTTTTATTCTAATATGACTTCTGATAGTTCAGATAATATCTACTATGTAGTTGAATTGACTGACAGGTTCTATGTTGCATCATTTGATTCATCTGGAACTATTAGATTTTCCATGCTTATTACAGACCCTAACAGTGTAAACACATATTATGGTTACGGTTGTGCAGTAACAGCAGACGATGAGTTAATTCTTGGAGGAAGAATAAATTCATCAACCGCATCTAGTCGTGACACTCTCACCATAAAGATGCCAAACGATGGGGTGTCTGGTACATTCGGAGCGTTTGATTTTTCAAGTCCTTCGACAACTGTCACGGCAACAACTTTTACAACATCTACTAGCACTAATGTTGCAGGAGATTCTGATCTATCAACTCTTGTAACGCCACAATACTTAACCAATGCCACAATAACTGAAACTCTCACAAGTCTTTAGGAGACCTTAAATGCTCGTTAAAATCACAAACGGTAATGTAGATACATACCCCTACAACGTAGGGCAACTACGCCGTGACAATCCGAATACATCATTCCCAAAGCAAATACCTAGCGATATGCTTGAGAGCTATGGTGTTATGCCAGTGGCTTACACGGATATGCCTAGTGTTGATGAGCGTACTCAAAGGGTAGAGCAAGAAGCTACACCTACATTGGTAGACGGTGCTTGGACTATTGGCTGGACCACATCAAGCAAGACCTCTGATGAGACTGCTGAGTATGACGACAACATGGCTGCATCCAATCGTGATACTCGTAACAACCTACTGTCTCAATCAGACTGGACGCAAGTGGCTGATGCGCCTGTAGATGCTACAGCTTGGGCTACATATCGTCAGGCACTCCGTGACATCACAGATCATGCTAACTGGCCTAACCTTAGTGACGCCGACTGGCCTACACAACCTTAATCAGGAGATAACACTATGAGCAACGCACGACTTCTCGGTGACATTATTTCCACTGACGGTTCTATCCAACCTTTGTCGTATGCAGAGACTTATGTCGCTGTCACGTCAACCTCTAACGCCACCACTGTAGACTGTGAGGCTGGCAATAGTTTTAGCCACACGCTGACAGAGAACACTACGTTCACCTTCAGCAACCCACCTGCGAGTGGCATAGCTTATACCATGTCTGTCGAGATCATCCAAGATGCAGGTGCTTCTGGATACACAGTCACATGGCCTTCGTCTGTTGACTTTCCTGCCGCTACAGCACCCACACTGTCTGCTGATGCTTCTGCTGTGGATGTATTCGTGTTCACTACTCGTGATGGTGGCACTAATTGGTATGGCTTTACGGCTGGTCAAGCAATCGCAACACCAGCATAAGGAGCTTACACAATGGCTACTAAAAAGAAAATGCTACAGGCTGCGGCTGGTAATGCTGGTGGTGGTGGGCCACTGAACGTAGAAGATGTGTTCGGCACTTATTTGTATGATGGCACAAGCTCTGCACAAACGATTACCAACGGGATTGACCTGTCTGGCGAAGGTGGTTTGACGTGGATTAAGTCAAGGAACTTTTCAGCTAGTCATGCTCTGTTTGACACTGAAAGGGGTGGTGGTAGCTACCTCAGTTCAAACGAGGCGCTTGGAAACGAGACGCCTCTTTCTGCACCATTAACTTTTAATTCGGATGGTTTTACAATAAACACACAGGCTGATAGCTGGAACGGCACATATTACAGCAACGACTACGCCTCGTGGACATTCCGCAAAGCCCCTAAGTTCTTTGATGTGGTGACGTATAGCGGAAACGCAACAAACAGAACGGTATCACATAATTTAGGTTGTGACGTAGGCATGATACTTATTAAAAATACTAGTGGAAGCACTGGTAATTGGAGAGTTTACCACAGAGGTATGAATGGAGGCACTAATCCAGAACAATACTCAATGCGTTTAAATCAAACTAATGCTCAGGCTTCAGAATCAGGGGCTTGGAATAACACTGCTCCTACTTCTAGTGTATTTTCGCTAGGAACAGGTGCAACTAACGAGTCAGGTAAAGACTACGTTGCCTATCTATTCGCCCACAACGATGGTGACGGTGAGTTCGGCCCTGATGGTGATCAGGATATTATCAAGTGTGGCTCGTTTACTACTAATGCTTCTTTCGATGCAAGTATTGATCTTGGCTTTGAACCTCAGTGGGTTATGATTAAGAAAGTAGATGCAGCCGGTGGTTGGTTTATACTTGATAGTATGCGTGGATTTACAACGGGAGGAAACGAGCAATGGCTCATTGCTAATGCGACTAACTCTGAAGGTTCTACTGAGTTCGGCTATCTTACAGCCACTGGATTTGAAATTACGGATAACTTTGGCACTAACTCCGAACACATCTACATAGCCATTCGCCGTGGAACTAAAGTGCCTGAGAGTGGGACTGAGGTGTTTGATGTTAATTTTGCATCGGCTACCGCAACTAACCCTGCGGTCATAAGTACAATTCCCACGATAGATATGGCTATTTTATCATCAAGGACAGGCACAGATAAACATTACCTAGCTAGTCGCCTAACACAGGCTTACCTGAAGCCGAATAGTACTGATGCTGAAGCGGGGGCAGGGTCAGCGGCGTGGAAGTTTGATAATCAAAACGGCTTTTACGGGACAACAGGAACTTTAGGTACAAACTACCTTGCTTGGATGTGGAAAAGAGCGCCGGGCTTCTTCGATGTGGTTGCTTACGAATGGAACGGCACAGCAACAAGAAACGTAGAGCATAACTTAGGCGTCCCCCCTGAGATGTATATAGTCAAAAGACGGAATAGCACCACTGGTTGGTATGTAAGACATAAAGACTTTTTCGGGACTAATGGTTCTATAGTTCTAAACACAACTGCCGCCACGGCTCAGACAGGTATTTTCACGACTGGCGGCACGACAGACACCACATTCCCTGTCGCTAATGACGGCACAGTAAATGCTTCTGGTGGAACCTATGTAGCCTACCTATTCGCTACACTAGACGGTATATCCAAGGTGGGGAGCTACACGGGTGATGGAACTACAGATGGCTCTAAGGTAATTGACTGTGGGTTTACGTCAGGTGCTAGGTTTGTACTTATTAAAAGTGCAGATGCTATAGGTAATTGGAACGTATTCGACACAGCGAGGGGTATAATCGTAGGTAATGACGCACTTCTACGCTTAAACAGCACTACCGCGGAAGTTAGCACAGATCAAATAGACCCTCACCCTTCTGGTTTCAAGATGAGTAGTGGTAGTTCAACTATTGTTAATATATCAGGCGTTTCTTACATCTTCTACGCAATCGCATAATCAACTGACACAGGAGAACATCAATCATGTCAGAATACCGCAACAGAACAACAGGCGAAGTGAAGACACAGGGGCAATGGCGTTCAGCTAACCCCAACACTTCCCTGCCTCGTGTATGGAAAGCAGCCACACTGGATGCACTTAACCTTGACCCTGTACTACGCAGCCCATCGGCGACTGTAGGTCAGTACCAAACGTCTTCCCGTGATGGTGTCGTACAGGATGCTAATGGGAACTGGGTAGAGAAGTATGTCGCCCGTGATATGTTCGCTGATACGACTGACGAGGATGGCGTAACAACCACCAAGGCAGAGCATGAAGCTGCGTATCAGACCACGCTGGATGCCAACACTGCTACAGCTAACCGCACCAAGCGTGATGGCTTGCTGGCAGCAACTGACTACTTTGCATTGACTGATGTGACGATGGATGCTGCTATGACAACGTATCGTCAGGCTCTGCGTGACATTACCACACATGCGGATTGGCCTAATTTGGCTGACTCCGACTGGCCGACTAAACCATAGGAATAAAACATGGACAAACGTACAGTAGCATCCGCGCATGAGCGTATCGACGGACTTGAGAAAGAGGTGATTGCCATGCAAACAGAAATGAAGATACAATTTCGAGATCTGTTTGGTAGGGTTAAGCGTCTCGAGGCGATCATGATTGGCGCAACAGGCTTTATCATTGCACTCTTGGTCGCAGTGTTAACAAAGATGGGTTGATGATCTGTGTTCTCGCCTTCGTTTCTTTCAACCACGCTTGGACGCAAGGCGGGAACCAGCTGTTTCAATACTGTTTCTATAACTGCGGCACAGCAAAGAATGGCTTGTGGTACGATAGGGTTTACCGTGTCAGCTATTTGTTTGTTTGCCCAGCGAGGTTTGTTGAAACATGATTGATCCTATCTCAGCCCTTTCAATAGCAGCCTCTGCTGTATCCAGCGCCAAGACTTTACTGGCAGCTGGCCGCGATGCGTCAGGCGCATTGAGTAAGTTTGCTGGTGCAGTTAGTGATGTGAATTACGCTGCTGAAAAAGCTAAGAACCCGAGCATCTTTGCATCCCTTACTGGCTCGGCGGAACAGGCTGCGATAGATGCGTTCTCTGCGCAAAAAAGATTGCAAGCTATGAAGAAAGAAATTGAAACAATTATTATGTTTCAGCACGGCCCTAAAGGTTTGGAGGAGTACAAGGACACGCTCCGTAAGATTAGGGCGCAACGCAAGAAGACTGCGTATCGCAAGGCTGAAATCAAAGAGGCACTTATAATGTGGGTTGTCGGTGGGATTATTGTTCTGGCTGGTGTCGCCGGGTTGGCGGCGGTGCTTTTTTTGATTGGTAAGCAGCAAGGTAAATGGTAGATGGCACACACGATATTAGATAATTGGAAAGTTCTTCCGCGTCTGATGATGCTGGCAGTAACTGTACTGACCTATCAGGCGGTTCATTGGTTCATGGGGCTAGATGATCCCAGCGTTGCTCAATCGGGGCTTGTATCGGTCTGTATGGGGGCTCTTACGGGGTGCTTCGGCATATGGATGGGCAAGGAATCCAAGACCACGGTAACAAGCACAGCTTCATCATCGAAGGTCGAGTATGAGGTGGACAAATGATACAGGCTTTGATCGGACCGGTCGCTGAACTTGCTGGCGGATGGCTTAAAGGTAAGGCCAGCGCCCAGGCTGCGTCAGCAAACCTGAAGCTGGTTGAGGCGGAAGCCAAGGCAACCATAATGAAATCTGCTGCTACGTCAGAAGCTGACTGGGAAAAGATTATGGCCCAGGGGACGCAAAGCAGCTGGAAAGATGAATACCTTGTATTGCTTTTTTCTATCCCGCTTATCCTGGCGTTCTTGCCCTTTGAGTGGGCAGACGATGCCGTGACTAACGGCTTTGCGGCGCTGGAAAAAATGCCAGACTGGTACAGCTACACGTTAGGGGTAATCGTTGCGAGTAGCTTCGCCGTGCGATCAGCAACTAAATTTTTCGGAGGTAAGAAATGAAAGCGAACTTTGGACATTGTTTAAGGATGCTGCTCAAGCACGAAGGCGGCTTTGTAAATCACCCGAAAGATCCAGGCGGGATGACAAACCTGGGTGTGACCAAGGCTGTTTATGACAAGTGGATCGGCCGGGAAAGCACTGAGCAGGAAATGCGCGACCTAACACCGGACGATGTGGCCCCGATCTATAAGAAAAACTATTGGGACAAGGTGCGTGGTGATGATCTCCCTGGCGGCGTCGATTGGTGCGCGTTTGATTGGGCTGTTAATTCCGGCAGCGGTCGGCCAGCCAAAGCTATTCAACGCGCCGTGGGGGCAAAGCAAGACGGGGCGATCGGGCCTATGACCTTGCAAGCGGTTGCTGATAGAGACCCCAAAGAAATTATAGAAACAGTGTATCACACGCGGCAAAGTTTTTATGAGCGGTTGAAAACTTTTGAGACCTTTGGCAAAGGCTGGACGCGCCGCAACAAGGAAACGCTCGAAACAGCATTGGAGATGGCAGATGGCTAAACCAGGATTATATAAAAACATCGACCTAAAAAGAAAGCGCATTGCCGCTGGATCTGGAGAGAAGATGCGCAAGCCTGGTTCACCAGGCGCACCAACCGCGCAGGCCTTTAGAGACAGCGAGAAGACCGCAAAGAAAAAATCTATGATGAGCAGGAAAGCTTGATATGAGCAGGCCACCAGAAAGAACCGGCAACAGCGGACGCCGCGCAGCGTTCTTGCAGCGCATGGGCAAGATGCCTGGGCCGACAAAGAACAAGGATGGCACGGACACGCCGCTTCTTAAATCTTTGAAAGCCTGGGGCGCTTCATCGAAGAGCGAAGCCGTGGCAAAAGGCAAGCGAATTTCCATGATGAATAAAAAGAAAAACAGCGCATAAAAGGTTGAACCAATTTTGTGCGCTGATATAAATCTCTAGTGGGTGGCTATCATCACAATACAAATCGCTTTGTCCCAATCGGGCGGTTGTTTACCTCGGATGACGTTGCTACAAAAGCGCCAACTTTTACTTCAACGGCCACTCACACGATCCTAAAATATTATTCCGACCACAGCCATTAGGGCTGCGCCGCTGATAAAGCCAGCCAGAGCGCCGACAAGGCCAGCGATGTTGATCTTTTTTTCAAGCTCCTCTTCACTCATTGTCTGCCTCCTGTGGTAAATAATAGCGCCAGTATGTTCGGTCATACCTGTCAGATGGTCCCTTGTATCGACTAAGCTTACCAGCCTGGGCCATTCCGTTTACAAAGCCGTTGACGCTTTGCGCTGTCATTTCGACATCTTGTTTACTGAGCCTTTGGCTGATCTCTCTGGCAGTTAAGTCTTCGCCAGGACCGAAACAATCTATAATCATTTCACGCACTCTTTCTGCTGCATTGATCTGTTCTATTTTCGCCATAGTCATTGCCATTACCGCTGACGCTCTCTTTCTTTCTGGAACAGGAAGGGGCGGTCGCTTTTTTAGCATCGCCATTTCAATCTCAAACTCCATGACGTTCCAGGCGTAAGCAATCTCTTTCTTTTCTGCCGGTGTTTTGGCAAGAGCTATTTGCTCGATTGCTCGTTCCCTTC